AAAAGAGGCTATAGGGTTATGATTGAAAGATGTTATAACACAGAAAATCGAAGTTACCATAGATATGGAGGTAGAGGACTAAAAGTATGTGATAGATGGAAGGAGGGCGAAGAAAATAAATCGGGCTGGGAATGTTTTTTTGAAGATATGGGACCAAAACCAAAGAATGGTACTTTAAATCGAGTAGATAAATTAGAAAACTACTCCCCGAATAACTGTTATTGGGCCGATAAAAATGACGATGATACTGAAATATATGATAATGGTCGACCTAAAGGTCCAGTTAAAGAGCCTATAGTATACGCAACTAGTAAAGAAGCATGGGCAGCAAGGGCTCTACGTCACCAAAAAAGGCGCCATTTAACTATGGAAGATTTAGTAGATATATTGCCAGACATGTGTCCGCTATTAGATGTAGAACTTAGTTATGATTTATATGGGACTTCTAGTACACCTGCTAACTATGCGACTATGGATAGATTAGATCCAGCGAGAGGGTACGACATAGACAACATACATATAGTATCACGAAGAGCTAATACAATTAAGAACGATGCTACTTTAGAAGAACTTGAAATGATTGTAAAAAATTTAAAAGCTATATTGCTTTAATATCAAGGGGATAAGGTAAACAGGGTGTAAAGTATACTTTACATGGTTTTCACTCAGTACTACAAAGTCCTAACAATGAATGAAAACCAAGATTAAGCTGAGAAGGAAGAACCACAACCACACGTACTAGTAGCCGCGGGGTTTTTTATGTTAAAACCTGAAGTCATTAAAGAAGTATCGTAACTTATAACAGACCCAGTTAAATATTGCATGCTATGAGCATCTACAAGTAAAGACACTTCATCTTGGTCTACTAAAAAGTCATCTTCGTTTTGCGTATCGTCAAAAGTAAAACCATATTGAAACCCAGAACAACCACCACCGGATACATAAATTCTTAGTTTAAGTCCACGTGCTTCTTCGTCTGCTAACAGATCTTTTATTTTTACTATAGCAGAGCTATCTAGGGTTATCTGATTCAAATGGCTTTAGGATCGAAGTTGTAAAGCTCGGAGTAGACGTTTTTAATACGAAGGAATTTAGGACCATGTTCATGGAAGTCTTCATCGCCACGAACATAGAGAGCTAGGTGAACCATCTCGTGAAGCAAAGTTTGAAAAATAGTTGTGAAATGCCCACAAGCGTTAGAACTTATTTGTATCTCCATCTCGTGCTCATCAAAACAACCATAGATATTAGGATTTTTAATCACTTTGAACTTCACTTTGTTAGACTTAGGCATGGGCAAGGTATTAAAAGGCGCCATTTGGCACGCCATGTTGTACAGAATTTCTAAGTTCTTCTTAGTTAACGTGGTTTTCATACATTAGGTTTAATTTGTTGACGTGGACCAAAAAGATCTTTCTTATAGGTAGCAGTAGTATCAATTTCAGGAAAGTATATATAAACTGCAGAGCCTACAATCTTCCAACAGCCAGGATGAATATTTTCAGGGTCAGTAGCGTAAGCATAGTAGTAATAAAAAGACTTAGCTAACTCAGCGGAACAAGGTTTTGAAGTTAAAACAATCTCACCTACTTCAGACTTCATAAAAAATTCTTGGGGCAATGCTTCTTCAGCAAAAATTTGGCTAACCCATATAGAAAAGAACAATAAAATAAGGCAAACAATAACAAAAGCAAGAAAATCCTTCATAACTTTCTCCCCTAAAACTACATTTTACCTCGTTTTCATATAAACTATGTTACAATCGCAAGTAAAGCTGCAATTAATTTCAAAAGGTGTAACAGCGACACATGAACGACTTAAATGTCCAACAAAATCAAGGGAATACCCCCGAGCACGACGTTTCTCACGTAATTATGATGCCTAATATAGAGGAAGGTGTCCCATTACCTAAAAATCCTAAAGAAGCTATGCCCGAACTAGGCATGGAAGAAGAGCTTCAAGTTAGAGTTGAGACTGTTAAGACCATAGCTGATTTAAAAGGTGAGCCTATTCCTACCGCCAGCCCAGCAGAACAACAAAAAGCAGTTGACTTTGTTAAAAGAGTTATGACAGATCCAAACTTTAAACCTGAATATGGTACATACACCGATCCTACGATGGCATTTTGTGCGGGTATGGTAGCTCAGACACAGGTACTACTCGCAAAAGAACTCGCAGATTATAAACTTTACGTGGTTAACAATCTTATTAAGGTGATAGAGTCAACAAAGAATCCAAAAGAAAAGACAACCGCGTTAAGAGCATTAGGCGAGGTGGATGGTGTAGACGCGTTTAAGAAGAAGACGGAAGTTACACATAAAATGGAGTCGATGGAAGAAGTTGAGAAAGAGTTACTCACTATGTTAAACGATTTCAAGCAAAAAGGACTCCTGAAGGAACCAGCACAGACGATAGATGCAGAAGTGATAGAAGACAAAATAGATGAGTGAAGAAAGGCTAACCCCAGAAAAAGCAGCGGAGTTAATGCAGTTAGTGCCACACATGCCGCCAGAGCAGAAGAGGAAAGCGTTAGTAGCATTAAGAGTCTTTAAAAAGAATTGGGTACAGGAACATGGCAAGGATAACTTCTTAGACTTTATTACACACGTATACCCAGGCTACATGATAGGAGATCATCATAGAAGACTTGCGAAAATATTTGAAGAGATTGCCGAGGGCAAAAAAAAACGAGTTATTGTCAATATTGCGCCACGACATGGGAAGTCTGAGCTTATCTCATATCTTGCGCCTGCTTGGTTCTTGGGAAAGTATCCTCATAAGAAAGTTATTATGGCGTCTCATACCGCTGATCTTGCTGTTAACTTCGGTAGGCGAGTTCGTAACTTGGTTAGTAGTGACGCTTATAAAGACATATTTCCTGCGGTAGAACTACAAGCAGATAGTAAATCAGCATCAAGATGGGGAACAAACTTTAATGGGGAATATTTTGCTATTGGTGTTGGTGGTGCCCTCGCTGGTCGCGGGGCTGATCTGTTTATCATTGATGACCCACACTCAGAACAGGATGCTAAACTTGGACGATCTGACGTGTTTAAGCCTGCTTGGGAGTGGTTTCAGTCTGGCCCTTTACAACGTCTTATGCCTGGTGGTGCGATAATTGTAGTGATGACTCGGTGGTCTAAGCTTGACTTGACAGGCGAAATTGTAAACCAGATGGTTAAGAATGACGATGTAGATAATTGGGAAGTAGTAGAATTCCCAGCAATATTAACGGATAAAGACGGAGAAGAACGTAGCTTATGGCCTGAGTTTTGGCCACTAGAAGAATTAAAAGCTAAGAAGGCCGCGTTAGATATTAGGTATTGGAACTCGCAATACTTACAAAACCCAGTATCAGAAGAAGGCGCATTAATAAAAAGAGAATGGTGGAATATATGGGAAGAAGAAGATCCACCTGAATGTGAATTTACAATTATGAGTTTAGATGCTGCCCAGGAGGCGAATAATAGAGCGGACTATAACGCGCTCACCACTTGGGGCGTCTTTTTTAACGAAGAAACGAATAACTATAATATAATACTGTTAAATTCAATTAAGCAACGATTAGAGTTTCCTGAACTCAAAGAGCTTTGTTTAGAAGAGTATAAAGAGTGGGAACCAGACGCATTCTTAGTAGAAAAGAAATCTAACGGAGCTGCACTCTATCAAGAGTTTAGACGGATGGGTATTCCCGTCGGCGAGTTTACACCAGGTAAAGGGCAAGATAAGATTAGTCGAGTCAATGCAGTATCTGATTTATTTAGAAGTGGCATTGTGTGGGCACCTGACAGACGATGGGCTAAAGAAGTCATAGAAGAATGTAATGATTTTCCGAGTGGTGCCAATGATGACTTGGTAGATAGTACAACATTAGCATTAATGAGATTTAGACAGGGTGGATTTATTAAACTACCTAGCGATGAAGCAGATGAGATTCAAGGATTTAAAAGTTCTAGGAATAGATTGTACTCAATATGAATTTAAAAGCTCAATTAGAAGAAAATAGTTATGTAGTTATAGACTTTATATCTGAGGATAAAGCAAAAGAACTATATGAAATAATAAAAAAAGACACACATAATTACGTGCGGGAAGTTCATACTAATATATCGTATGGAATAAATGATGAGAAAAACGCGTTAGGAATGCTTATAGAAAAAATACCTTTAGTAAGTGAGACCATAGGCGAATTAGTACTACCAACATATAGTTTTTCAAGGCTATATAAATATGGAGCTAAATTAGATAAGCATATAGATAAACCCTCATGTGAGATAAGTGTTACAGTCCATATAGGTGATGATGGGAACGAATGGGCTCTTGGGATTAAAAATCCAAAAGGTGAAGATAATTTAGTTTATTTAAAACCTGGCCAAGCAATGATATATTTAGGCTGTAAAGCTTTGCACTGGCGAGAAGATTTATATACAGGAAATGATTATGCTCAAATATTTTTACATTATGTAAAGCATAAAGGCACAAATTGGCAACAGTTTTTTGATCGATTTAGAAATAGACCAGAAAGCCTAGTATTTGATTTAGGCTATGGTAGTACAAAAAATTAAATAACAAGGAATTAATATGGCAACTAATATAGATAAAAGTGTATACCAAGCTCCGATAGGATTAGATCAGGATCCACAAAATCCAGAAACATCGGCGTTAAGTATTGAAATTGAAAACCCAGAAAGTGTAACGCTTGATGATGGTAGTATGGAAATTACTATTGTGCCTGGCAAAGAAGGCGATGATGAGTTTAATGCCAATTTAGCAGAAGAGATGAACGAAGGTGAGTTAACTGAGTTGTCAGGCGATTTGCTTGGCGAGTTTGATGCTGATATTAATTCAAGAAAAGATTGGTTAACTACTTATGTAGATGGCTTAGAGTTACTAGGCCTTAAAGTAGAAGATAGAACAGAACCATGGCCAGGTGCATGTAATGTGTATCATCCTTTAATGACAGAAGCGCTCGTGAAGTTCCAAGCTGAAACTATGATGGAAACATTCCCCGCCGCAGGTCCAGTTAAAACTGTAATTATTGGCAAACAAACAAAAGAAAAAGAAGATGCTGCTGAACGTGTAAAAGATGATATGAACTATCAGCTTACGGACATGATGCCTGAATATAGACCTGAGCACGAACGCATGCTATGGGGTCTCGGTTTATCAGGTAACGCATTTAAAAAAGTTTATTATGATCCATCGTTAGAACGTCAAGTAGCGATGTATGTTCCAGCTGAAGATATTGTAGTACCTTACGGGGCATCTAATTTAGAAACAGCTGAGCGTGTTACTCATGTCATGCGTAAGACTAAGAATGAATTACATAAACTACAAGTAGCAGGTTTTTATCGTGATGTAGATTTGGGTGAACCATATTTAGATATTGATGAAGCAGAGAAAAAGATTGCAGAGAAACTAGGATTTAATCCGTCAGAAGATGATAGATTTAAGATTCTTGAAATGCATGTTAATTTAGATTTAGAAAATGGTGATAGTGAAGATGGTATTGCATTACCTTATGTAGTCACTATTGAAAAAGGCACAGCGACTATTTTATCTATTCGTCGTAATTGGAATCCAGATGATAAATTAAAATCTAAGCGTCAACACTTTGTACACTACGGTTATATTCCAGGCTTCGGATTTTATTGCTTTGGGTTAATTCATTTAATAGGCGCATTTGCTAAATCAGGTACGATGATTCTTCGTCAGTTAGTTGATGCAGGTACTTTATCGAATCTCCCAGGAGGTCTCAAGTCTCGTGGGCTACGCATTAAAGGCGATGACACTCCAATTGCTCCAGGTGAATTTAGAGATGTAGATGTACCAAGTGGTGCTATTCGTGACAACATTTTAATGCTGCCTTACAAAGAACCTTCACAAGTATTACAAAGTTTAATGAATGGTATTATTGATGAAGGACGACGTTTTGCTTCAGCTGCAGATATGAAAGTATCTGATATGAGTGCTAACTCTCCAGTAGGTACAACCCTTGCTATATTAGAAAGAACATTGAAAGTAATGTCAGCTGTACAAGCTCGTATTTACTATGCGATGAAGCAAGAGTTTAAATTACTTAAAGGCATTATTCGTGACTACACACCAGAAGAATATTCTTATGATCCTGAAGTAGGTGATCGCCGTGCTAAACAAGCTGACTATGATAACGTAGATGTCATTCCAGTTAGTGATCCTAATGCTGCAACGATGTCACAGAAAGTAGTTCAGTATCAAGCTGTGATGCAAATGGCTCAATCTAATCCGCAAATTTATGACCAAGTAGAACTTAATAAACAAATGTTAGAAGTACTTGGTGTTAAAAATATTAGCAAACTTATCCCATCATCTGATGATCAAAAACCAAAAGATCCTGTATCTGAAAATATGAATATTATTAATGGTAAACCTGTTAAAGCATTTATTTATCAAGACCATCAAGCGCATATTGCGGTTCATATGACAGCTATGCAAGATCCTAAGATTCTACAGATGGTAGGACAGAACCCTCAAGCAAATGCAATTCAAGCAGCAGCCATGTCGCACATTAATGAGCATGTAGCATTTGAATATAGAAAACAACTTGAAGAACAATTAGGAGTCCCATTACCTAAAGCTGATGAAACACTACCAGAAGATGTAGAGTTTGAACTATCTAAACTTATGGCTGAAGCTGCTAAGAAACTTTCTGCTAAGTCTGCCTCTGAAGCACAACAACAGCAGGCTCAACAACAGCAACAAGATCCAATTATTCAAATGCAACAACAAGAGTTACAGTTAAAAGCTCAAGACTTACAAATCAAACAGCAAAAAACTATGGCCGATATTCAAGCAGATCAAGCTAGACTTGAACTTGATAAGATGCGTATTGAATCACAAGAACGTATTGCTGGTGCTCAGTTAGGTGCTAGTGCAGTGATGGACGATAAACAGTTGGAAGCTAAACAGTTATTAGAAGGTACAAAAATTGGTATAGAAGCAGTAAGAGCTAATGATCAATTAGAGCACCAAAAAGAACAATCTAAAAGACAACAAGATATACAAATGCAACAAATGAATAAACAACAACCAAAGGAGTAGTAAATGATAGACCCAACGTTAGAGCTATTGATCAACAAGATAGCTGAAAGACGCAAAGAAGTATTAGGTTCAATTGCTGAAGGTTCTGCGAAAGATTATGCACATTACCAATCTGCTGTCGGATATATACGAGCTTGCGATACTATACAAGGCATTATTGCTGACATCGTAGACAGGATGGAGAACTCGGATGAGTGATCAGATTCTAACCATGAATAAAAACTTGGTAGATGCAAACGGTCGACCGATTATTATTCCATCAGTAAATGAAGTAAATGCAGAAGATATACCAATTGAAGAAAGAGGTTTACAGCTTCCAGATCCAAAAGGCTATAGGATTTTATGTGCAATTCCAGAAGCAGAGGAAACATATAAAGGTGGTATTGTTAAAGCAGCTGGCGCTAAATCTGTAGAAGAGCATTCAACTGTAGTTTTATTTGTAGTAAAAGTAGGCGACTTAGCTTATAAAGATGAGGCTAGATTTCCTACGGGTCCTTGGTGTAAAGAGGGTGATTTTGTTTTAACGCGTGCATACGCGGGCACTAGATTTAAAATTCACGGAAGAGAATTCCGCATTATTAACGACGATACAGTTGAGGGGGTTGTTGCTGATCCTCGCGGCTACACTCGCGCATAAGGAGTAATATATGGCTGACGTAAAAGA